GGTTATCGCTTATCCTAAAGCAAACAAAGTTAATTAAACAAATTATCGTGAAGCCAATACACGTCAGTGGCAATAAGAAATCTTATATATAAACATAAACATATTTATAGACTTAATAACAATAATAACACTAATATATTTAGTGATAATTTAGAAATTTATATATTATATAATAAATATAATGGCTCATTCAAAAATGATGAGTGAAGGTGAGTTGCAGGTTTTTGATAATATAACATCAATTCCTGCTGATTTACGTAAGGCAATCAATAAGTTTGCCGAATCGAATGATTATTGTATAAAAATGATGGCTCAAGTTCAGAAGACAATGACTACGATTGATGAGAAGGTTAATACAACATCAGGTAGATTGCAAGACATGAGTGATTCATTGATAAACCTTTTTAAGGTTAAAGATGACGAGTTTAGCGTTGCTAAAATTATTGAGAATGTGAAATCTCACCCTGCAGGTTTGTTAGCTAACATAACATCTTTGTACAGATCTTCTGATATGGTTGATTTTTCTACAAACTTGATTTCTTTGGCATCATTGCTGGGCTTTGAACAACCAATCATAAATGGTATTCGAGATCGTTGGACAAAAATAGAGGATTCCGTCCAATGTAATCGATATCAATCAGAAGCAAGCGTGACAAAAATGGCATGCTTGTTACTTGCTATTCTCGGTAAAACGAAATTGGGATTTGGTTTAACTGATCTTGCATCAATAATTAAAGACACAAAGAAGAATGCTTCGGTGTATAAAGATCTTATTGAGGAAATTGAAGATTTTGCGGAAGAACATGGTTTTGGCTTTTCTACAAGAGCTAAATTAGTGAAAGAAATGAAAGATCAGATAGATGATTTACTCAGGAAGATGCAAGAATTTGAGCAGATTAATGTGGTTTGCCCCATTAAATTTTGTAGGCAAACAGTGTACAACGATTTTAAAACTTTGGGAGCAACAATTGAGAAATGTGTTGCAGACATGTCAAAGAAGAAAATGGATTCATTTATTGGAACATCTATGGCTGCAACTATTTTCACTCTCAACCAACGTTTTAATAAGTTGAACATGTCTGTTGACCAAGTTAGACGGACAAATGGATATAGAGTTGTGCCTCAAGGATTAGTTTTATTGGGGTCTGAATCACAGATTGGAAAATCTTATTTGATGGAGGAGATAGAGAATCGTGTCAAGAAAGAATTGTTTAGGCGTTATAAAGCAGATCCTGAAAATGAGACTATGCAAGCGTTTGCAGATGTGGAACGTTGGGAAACTTGGAATCAAAGTCTTAGAGATAAATACGACCAAAATCAACAAGGGCAAGAAGGACATTGTATTGATGATTGTTTTACAAACTCAGATCATATGGAACATCCTATGTTGATCACATATATATCACCCAGAGCAATTCCAACTTATCAAGCAGATTTAACATCAAAAGGTTTACCTTATAAAGCACGTTACGTTATGTTATCTTGCAATACTTTTCCACGTGAATCTAAGACCATTAGCAACCCCCATGCTTTAGCAAATCGATTCCCAGTTTTTGTACATTGTTCTTTGAAACCTGGTCAAACGCCACCACCTCCTTCTGAGGATGGGACTATTAATCGTGATTTTGATTGGTTGAATTTACACTTGTCTACTGGGAATAGATATTATAACCAAACAAAAGAGACTGGTGCTGTAGTTTGCGAGACATGTTATGGTCCTTGTGAGTGTGTTACAATCGATGAGATTGTGAATCAAATGGTTAGTAGATTAATTATAGCTCAGAAAATGTTTGAGTCTCAAGAAAAGGCTTACAAACAGGGCAAATTTGAAATGTTTTATGATGCTGTGAGTGATCTATACCGTGGAGGACAAGTGTCTAAATTAGGGTTAAGTGAAAATGACTATCATGGATTCCAGCGATACCAAATTCCCAATGATCTTAAGAATGACCAAAAGGTTTACAATTGGATGATGATTTCGAAAACACAAAATGAACAACAAATTCAAGATTTTCTAGATGGAGCTAATATTACAGTACGTAATGGAGACATGTGTACATTTAAATGGTTCGTTGAAGCTTTGGGAGTTACTGAGCTAAGTGACTTTGTTTTGTTGTATCACGAATTTGGTTTTAAACCTCCATCCAGATATTCACAGTTGATTAGTGATTTCTTCAAGCAAACATTCTGGATGGACTATCATGAGGCATACTTGTGGCACGATGGTCGAGTTTATCACAACGATTATTATGCATCAGAAACCCCATTGACACAGACTTATGAAGAGTATGCTGAACAACATTACTCAATGTGGTACTATTTACGTCGTATTTTTACGGATCCAGTCTTTTTGGTATATGGGCTTGTGTTTGTCTGCCTTGTTCTACTTGGATTAAATGGATTTTTCGCTATGTGTATGGTGATAAATTTCATGCGTTTGCATACCTTGATCAAGACTGGACATGATCCCGCCAATACAAGTAATATGGAATGTTCAGAGTTTTTCAATGCATTAGTAGCTAAAGCTGTTGTTGCTTTCATTCTCTGGGTGATTTATAAGATCGTATCCTTCCTGGTTCGAAAGACCAAAACTTGGTTTATTGACCCCATTTGGGATAAGTACCCTGAGGAGAAAAAGATTTTCAATGGTGAGTTTGAAAATTCTAAAGTCATTTTTAAGAAGCGGAAAATCTACTCCCAAATAAATGACGGAACTGTTGTTTTCGTTGATCAAAATAACAAATCTTTTGGGAATCTTTCTTATTTGAGTGTTGGTAAACCTATTGTGTTTGGAACAATAAAAACATTTGTCTACAAGGGTGTGTCTTTGATATTTTTCTCTTGTTTGAAAGATGGAAAAATCGATCCAGCTGCTTTTAGCCTTTGCTTGGATCGTGTTGAAACAAGTGAAATTTTCTTACCTGAGAAATATCTTTCAGAAGAACTTAAAATATTGGTTGAACAACATGGACGTTGCATTAAATATCTATGTTATGAAGGAAGTTATGAATATAACAACCCATACGACCAACATTTGGGAAGACGTCCTAAAACCGTTAGTGCATATCGGAAGAAAGAATCTGATGAAACATCAGATGATGAATACGAGGGAGAAGGATCGGGACAACCTGAACATAAACGTACCAATCGCTCGGTTAGAAAGTACGAGAATGAAGATTCTGGTAGCAAACAGAAGAAACGAACCAACCGTTCTGTGAGAAGATATGAAGTTGAAGATTCTGGTGCGAAACAGCGCAAGAGAGAAAATCGTACTATACGAACTTATGAATCGACAAAGATGTTTGAACAATTGGTAAAAGGGATCGATATTTCTGGAAGTGATGATTTGTTTGGAGAAGAGGATTATGTCCCATCATGTGTTGAAGGTGTAGATGTTGTTGATATTACCAAGTCAACTGATTTTGATGATGGTGATAACGTACAAGTGAAATTCCCAGCAACAAGCGCAGGAACATTTGAAGGAACTGAAGCTTTAATAACAACTGCTAAGTATGAAAGTGCTGTTGATCCTAATGCTAATGCTATTCTCAAACGTATTCGTGATGAATTGAATGTCCAAGTTTATAGCACTGAATGTGAAGGATCAGCTTTGTTTGGTATGGGTGTTGGTAGATATATCGTTTTCCCGTCGCATCTTGTATTTGGAACTGGTGAAATTGTGCTGTTCAAGAGATCTACTGGTGCCGCAGTTCTTAGCAAGGAATGTTACCTGGCTCGTGTTGTCAAATACTGCAAAAATTGGGAATTGTGTGGAGCAATTATTTTGCCTTTGAAGGATCCAGAATATAAGAAAATACAACCTGAAAGTAGACCCACACAGAATTTGACTTTCCCTTTGAGCGCATTGAAATATGTGCCTAAAGATCACGATATTGGGTCAAGATCGTTAACCAAGTACTGTTTGCAGTATCTTCCAAAACAAGGTTTTATAATACCCGGTATGATTTCATATATTAAAAATTATGAAGGAAAGTTGTCAGGAATTAATGTTAAATGTGAGATTTTCGCTATGCAGACTCTTCCAATGATGAATGCCCAAACTATACCCGGTGATTGTGGTGGAGCTGTAGTCATGTTACATCCCAGTGCTACAAGAAAACTAATTGGTATGCATATCGGTTCAGCTTCTAATGTGGTTACAATGAGAGATGGATGTTTGGATAGCAGATCAACTGGTTTGATAGCAATTCTGAGCTTGGAGCGTTTACACGTTTTGACTGAGAAAGCTTATGCTTCTGAAGGAGAATATCAGTCAGGCACTGGATTTCCTAAAGTGACTTGGGCTAAACCAAACAAATATGATAGTTTCCATACGTTGATTTCTGAAGAAGACATTGGAGTTCACTTGCCAGAGGATGTTGAGGGTTCCATTACGTATTACGGAGACCTTGAAAAGAATCAACCACCTTGTGATGTAAAGGGGAAGACAGATCATTATAAAACACCTTTTTATGGGTGTTTTGAGGAAACCAAGAAACCATCAGCATTAATAGAAGCGCATGTCCCAGATTCATCCAAGTTGTTGAAGGACTCACGCGGCAATCCATCTATTCTTGTTACACAATTATCAGGTTATGCTGGAAAGACATATGAGATACCCGGAGAAATAATGGCAACGATGATTGATCAGTTGAAAGAATACATGATTGATTGTATGCAAGGCTTTGCTATTGGAACTTCAAACAATAGTAGGACAGCTATGTGGGAAGCACTAAATGGACAGTACTTCAATGATGATTTTGACAAGCTTAATGAAAAGAGTTCTGCTGGTATCCCTTGGACTAATCTCGGAGCTACAACAAAGAATGATTTCTTGGAGCATAAACGGATACTCAACATGTATCGCACAGCTGAGATAGATAAATTTGTTGAAGGGTTTTATCTGAAAGATGACAAATTGACAAGGTATTTTAAGCGTGTATTCAACAATAAAATTGAGCAAGCTAAGCACCTCAGACGTACTTTTAGTATTTGGAAAGCTTGTCTGAAAGATGAACTCAGGAAATTGGAGAAAGTGCAGTATGGTACAACAAGAGCTTTTATAGCTCCACCAATGGAATCTTTCCTCATGGGGAGATTTTTATTTGGACGATGGAAAGCTGCTTTCAAATCCAATCAAGAAAAATTGTTTCATGGTCTTGGCATAGATATGAAGTCACTTGATGTAACTGATTTTATTTCGAAGTTTAAGCAATACAAGTACTTCATGGATGTTGATTACAAGAATTTCGATCAGAAATTGTT